GCCCCGCCCGGACCCGATCCCGCAATCGGACCCGCTTTGAATCCGGCGATTGGTGCGGTTCCGCCCTACTATCCAAGCATTCCTGGTTCGACAGGGGCGGGGTCTTCCTTGCCCCTTAGGCCGTAGAAGGAACAATCATGGCTCCTCCTTATCCGACGACGTGGAGTCGCAGCTACTAGGAACAAAAACAATGGCTGATTACGGATTTCCACCGCTGCCGGTTTATCCCAGTGTTCCACCAGTCGTTCAGAATCCCGGCGTAAGGATGCCGGGTTTTCCTGCTCCGGGTGTCCCCCTCAATCCGAATCAGCAACTTCCCGGTCCCGGTTTCCCTGGAAACCGAAACCGGATTCCTTCGGGGCCAATCGTACCCCAGTTACCGTCCATTCCTATGGGAGGAACATTCGATCCTTCCATTCCGTCAACGGGACAGACTCCGTTCGCTGCGGCGTGGCAGGCGTTACAGGTAGCAGCGGGAATGACTCCTCCTCCGTCTAACAGTGCGGTTCAAAACGCATATGGCAATTTGCCGATTGGTGGTTCGGGTCCGCACTTGGGCCGGAATCCCAATTTTCCGCAAACGACTGTTGGCAATCTGGGTGTCGGGGATGTCATTCCCACTGTCAGTCCGAGAGTGAAAACGGCAGCAGGGACTATCGCACTCTACGAAGCCAATGTGGCGGCTCAGAATGCGTGGCGTGCGGCTCAAAACTTTGGAGCCGGTGTTCATGCAAACTGGTTTCCGGGCAGCTACCCGCAGGGTGGGGGAGTTTATCCGGGTGCAGGGAAATTACCCTACGACCCCAGTCTCCCGGTTGGGCCTAGCAATATGAGTCCCGGTATGCCGGGCCAGAACATTCCCGGTTACGGACAACCGAATATTCCTGTTGGAACCCCCCAGCCGCCAACGGGGACGCCGCCGTCTTGGTGGCCAGGTGTTCTGCGTCCAGCCGCACCAGTATTGCCAAGGCCGGGAGATCCGCCCCCACCATGACAGTCGTTTACAGGATCAACGGACAAGAGGTCGACCGAAAGGAATTCATCAAGGGTTCCAAGGGGTCGGGAAACATCCGCAAGCCCTACGAGTCCGGCCAGGTGATCGTCTCCGAGGGGGCGGCAGTTCATCCCAAGGACCGTGCGGCAGCGGAGGATCATGCCCGAAAGCATGGATTCCCGATAGACTTCGATCATCACGGCAGGCCGCATTTCACGAGTCATCGCCAGCAGAGGGCGTACCTGAGAACGATTGGACTGCACAACAAGGATGGTGTGGGGTAGTTTTTTTTGACACCAGAGACGCATAAACGTATTTTTATTGGTGGATGCGATGCCTAAAGTTGGCAAGAAGAAGTTCTCGTATGGGAAGAAGGGTAAGGCTGCTGCGAAGCGGTACGCCAAAAAGACCGGGAAGAAAATGAGTTACCACAAGGGGAAGAAGTGATGCCAGAAGAAACAGTTGCTGATCAGCAGGAAGTGGTGGAGTCCTCTCCCGAGGATATCGTGGAGGAGGAGCCGGTATTTGAAGACCCGGTTGTTTCTGATACCGAGACTGAGGAGGAGGCTGTTGTCGGGGAAGCCCCTGCCGATGATGATGGAGGGTTCCGCAACGACCAGTACGCTATGGGCGCGGCGTTGGGCATGACTCCCGAGCAGGTTCGGGCGTTCGGCGATCCTGACAGCTTCGACCAGGTTGCCGGTCGTGTTGCTCAGGGAATGCAGCAGCGTCAGATGCCGGTCCAGCAGGGTGCGCCCCCTGTCGGCAACTTCGCCTTCGAGTCTCCCGATGATTTCGACGAGAACATCGTCGCGATGAACAACCATGCGAACTGGCGGTTCACCCAGATGGAGGCGATGTTGGGCGCGATGCACCAGCAGCAGCAGCGGCTTCAGGCCGAGACGACTGGCCGTGAGGTCGACAGCATCCTGAACAGTTACAGCGAAGAGATTTTCGGTCGAGGACGGCTCAGTGATGTTGAGCAGGAATCGGCCATGAACCGTGTTTCAGTGGCGAATGAGATTGCTCGCCAGGGGCACGGCTACATGACTCAGGGGCAACAGGTTCCGCCCTTGGAGCAGCTTGTGGATCAGGCTGTGAACACGTTGTATGGAACTCAAATGAAGGATCAGGCTTTGAGGAATGTTTCCGAGAAGACCCGGAAGAATGCGTCGCAGGCCACGGCCAAGCCGACGCAGCAGGAGGAGTCCCCGGTGTCTGGGCAGGAAGCCGCAGTCAGGGCCGCAGCCGAATGGCATCGTCAAAATGGCACCTTTACGGGCCAGGACGAGTTTGCCTGATGGCATAAAAAGAAAGGGAGTAATCCATGCCTTACCAAGGCGACGATTACACTGATCTCGTAACCACTACCCTTCGTCATCTTGAGAAGACGACGTGGGCTGACATTGTTGTTGACAACCAGCGTCACATTGCGTTGCCGCAGGTTTTGAAGCAGAAGAAGGTCGAGTTCGGTTCGGGCTACGGCTACCAGTTCAATGTCCGCGTCCTGAGCAACAACGCTGCTCGCAACGTGAAGTTGAACGAGGTCGACAACCCGACGACCGCTGACACCCAGACCACGGGCAATGTGCCTTGGCGTCACACCGAGACCCACTGGGCCTTGGAAGAGCGGATCATTTCGATGAACCGTTCGCCCGCCCGTCTGGTCAATCTGCTCCAGACGAGTCGCGTCGATGCGATGACCGACTTGGCTGAAGTGATGGAAACGAACTTCTGGTCGAAGCCGGATTCGTCTTCCGATTCCCTGAAGCCCTACGGTGTCCCGTACTGGATCGTCTACAACGCGACGACCGGGTTCAACGGCGGTCACCCGGCAGGCTTCTCGGACGTTGGCGGAATCAGTGCAACCACCTACACCAGGTGGAAGAACTGGTCTGCGAACTACAGCGAGGTCAGCAAGGGCGATTTGATCAAGAAGTGGCGTGAAGCTGCCACGAAGACCGAATTCCGTCCTCCTGTTGACGGTCCCTTCAGCAACATGAATTCCGACTACGGCTTCTACACCGACTACACGGTGTTGGGCACGTTGGAGGAATTGCTTGAGGGGCAAAACGACAATTTGGGGAATGACGTGGCTAGCAAAGATGGGCTGACCGTCTTCCGTCGCACTCCTGTTGTCTGGGTTCCGTGGTTCGACAACAACAGTGGCACGACTGACACGACCAACCCGGTCTACGGGATCAACTGGTCGGTGTTCAAGCCTGCCTTCCTGAGCGGCGAGTACATGAAGGAGACGAAGGTAACTCCGCACCCGCTGCACCACAGAACGATCACGCAGTACACTGACTGCTCATACCAGTTCTGCTGCCTTGACCGGCGTCGGAACTTCGTTCTGTCCAAGTAGTTTGACTGACACGTTCCCTCCCCCCCAGCCATCGCTGCCATGCGGGGGGAGGGGTTGTCTGAGATTGGCAGCATCAGAAAGGCTTTACGATGACAAGTTCAATGCAGCACAAAGGCGTTGTGAACGCCGGTCGCCTGTCTCCAGTGATCTGGGGCAACTTCCCGGTCAAGAATGCCCTCGTGGGCTTGGGCGGCGAAATGTTCATGGTTGACCCGTTCAACATCAACGACATTTCGGAAGACGACAGGGTTGGCGAGGGGACAGCGTCTTGGGACTCCACCAACTTCGCCATTGATCTCACGGCTGGCAGTGTGGCTGAGGACGCGGCGGTCCTTTCCAGCCGGGTCAAGTTGTCCCTGTCCGGTCGGTTCGCCGTTGAGGGGTCAATCAACATCGACAGCATTGCCGATAGCGACAACGCGGTGTTTGTTGGTTTCTCGGCTGCTCGCGACGGGGGCTTCCTGGTTGACTCTCAGGATGGATCTGGTGCGATTGCGGCAGGGACTGTCGGTGTTTACATCGACCGTGACAAAAGTGGAGACGAGACTGATTCCGACAGCGTGTCGTATGATGCCGGGAGTCTCCTGATTGCCACCCGTGGTGATTCGGGAGCGGCCCGCATCAAGGATTCTGGCAGCAACGTGGCTGCCGCCACTGCCACCAAGATCGGGATTGTGAATCGTGGCGACGGGATTGTTCGTCTCTTTGTTGATGACACCGAAGTGGCGACTGACACCATGCCGACGATTGCCAGCGGGTACGCGGTGATTGGGACCAAGGCTGAGGGCACTGGTGCCCCGGTTCTGGACATTGGTCGGTTCTTCGCTGCTGGTGTGTCGGACTGAGTCCTCGCGGGTTGACGCCGGGGAGGGTTTTTCCTCACGGACCCTCCCCGGCGAAAGCCGTCCTCACAAGGAACAAGACATGGACGACAAAGCGAAGAAGAAGGCCGAGTCGGTCTTTGGCAGTTGCAGCGAGCGACTTGAGTCATACGGCGACAAGTACGCTGCCGTTCTGGATGCCTGCGGTTCCGATCTTGCATTAGCACTGGCCGGTATCCGGTGTGGTCTCGACCCGGTCGAGAAGCCGAAGAAGAAGCCTGCCTCCAAGAAGAAGAAGTAAATGGACGAACGGACGCGGGAGCGCATGGAATTGATGAACGGCGGGCCTCTTCCCCCCGCTGTTGAGAAGTTGTATGTCAAGGTCAGGCGTCTGTCTGACATGGGAAACGGGCCAGCGGACCTTCCCACAAGCGTGCTGGCCCTGATCCTTGCCCTCGCGTTCGATCCGCCCCCACGGGTGGCGAGTCCAGGTTCGGGGCAAAAGCTAACGAAGGAGGACGCGGGGCGTCGGTTCCTCCTGAACGGGAGCGAAGGCACCTTTCTTGGCCGTGGCCCGAGGGGGTTTTACAAGGTTGAGGTCGACGGCGAGAGCAAGTTGATCCAGCCAGAGAAGTTCCACGAAGTCTGCGAGCTAGTGTAAATGGCCGAGTCCACACTGAGCCTGTCCTTCGAGGACTTGCGGGACGCGGTCTACGAGTTCCTGTACGGCGGTGACGGTGATCACTCCGGGGAGAGTGACGCCAACCGCAAGGCACTTGTGGACCGGGTCGTGTATTCCGGCCTGCGTCAATTCTACAAGCCGCCCCCGGTCGGTGGATCGGTCCACGACTGGTCCTTCCTGATGCCGGTGACGACCCTCTCAATCAACGCCCCGTACACGACGGGTACGATTACGGCTTCCAGTGGTGTTGTCACGCTAGTTGGCGGTACGTTTCCGGCGTGGGCAGCGGCAGGAATGATCGAGATCAGCGGCACCGATTACTCGGTTGCCACCAGAGACAGCGACACGCAGTTGACACTGGACGACACGAGTTCTGCGTCTGATGTGTCTGCTGGTGCGTCGTATGACTTGCATCAGGATGATTATGACTTGCCGGATGACTTCGGGAGGGTTCTGGGACCGTTCACATTCGCTCAGGCAGACAACGCATGGTACACCTGCCAGGTGGTGGGCGAGGCTCGCATTCGCGAGTTACGACAGAGGGACCGATACAAGAATTATTCGGGAGGCGATCCGCAATTCGCAGCGATTCGTCCGAAGGTGTTTGCCGAGGCGACGGGTACACGGCAGGAGGTTCTCTTCTGGCCCCCGATCACGTCGTCCGCGACGGTGACGTACCGCTACCGGGTCCGACCGAACAAGCCGAGTTCCGGCACGGATTACCTGTACGGGGGAAGCGATCACTCCGAGACGATCCTGTACTCGTGCCTGTCCGAGGCCGAGCGGCGACTGGATGACGAGCGTGGCCCGATGTTCGCGAGGTTTCAGGAGTCGCTGGTGTCGTCGATCATGTTCGACACGAAGGACAACCGGGCCGAGCATCTTGGGTACAATGGTGATGACTCTGATGGGATTCCGGTGTTCAACCGGAACCGCCAATTCCTGTATAGTGGTCAGGTGACCTACAAGAACGAGTAGCCTTCCGGTTGGTACAGGGTGAGAGTCCCTGCCCCATGTCGGGGAACCGGACCATCCTTCACGATGTCAAAAGGAACGAGACATGAGTAGCAAGAACGTACTTCGCCTGTTGCAATCGGCCCGTGAGATCAAGGCGAAGACCGCCGATTACACGGTGGTTGCCGGTGACTTCGACAGTATTTTCACGACCCGTGGCGCGGCGGCTGGCGTGACTTTCACGCTGCCCAAGGCTGCGAACTCCAGCGGGGGCATCGTGGAGTTCTACGCGGTGGCCGACCAGGACTTGATCATTGCCGGTCAGGACGAGGAACTCGTGGTGTTCAACGATCTGACCGCCGACAAGATCGAGTTTTCCACGACGAATGAGAAGATCGGTGGCGGCTTCCGTGCCGTGTGTGACGGGACATCATGGATCGTCGTTCCTCTGGCCACTGAAACCCAGACGGTCACCGTAACGTCTGCGTAAGGGGGTGAGGCATGACCAAGCGAATTCACAGGTGGTCTACCACCCTGTCGAGTGTCGTGGTGGATACTACGAACACGTCCTCCACGGAGGTCGATTTCTCGGAATACGCTGGTGGCGTGGTGTACGTCCCCAACGTCACGGGTGCAATTGGAAACATCACCTTCGAGGTCTCCGACAAGAAGGGCGGGACGTACCACGCTCTTGAAGACAGCGGGGGCACGGCGGTGTCGATCACGGCGGAAATCAACAAGGGGTATCCGCTGCCTGACGAATTGTTCGGGGCAAATCATTTTCGGATGGTTGCAGCGACGAACGCCAAGACGTGCATTGTCACGTTGAAGGGGTAACAGTGGAGATTGTATCGTCTGAGCCTGAGTTCTCGATACGCCACAGGCGGATGGTTCCGGCGTATTCGATGTCTGGTCAGGATGCTCGACTGGCCTCAATCCACACGACACCTGGTCACGATCCGAGACTGGTTGAGGTTGTGGGAGAGAGGCTCTCGCTGTCTGGAAAGACCTTCAACCTTGTGACCCCGTTCTCTGGGAAGAGTTTTTGTCTTGACGATTACTTTCGAGGAATCGACAGGCTTCCTATCTCCGAGGCTCACTATGTGGTCTACGACAATTCTTGTGATCACGAGTTCTCTGCTGAGTTATCGGAAATAGTGAAGAAGAAGTTCGACAGTTATATTCTTCTGGTGGATCACAATCCTCCCAGTACGATTGACGTGACTGATGACGCCTTGACGGTTGATGCGAGGGTGTGGGCGGTTTACAAGCGTCTCCTCAACGAAGAGATCGCTGATCTGCCATACACGATGATTGTCGAGGACGACGTGGAGATACCAGAGGGTTCCTACGAGACGCTTCACGCTTTGGCTGAATCGAGAGACGATCTTGCGACTGTTGTGGGTTCTATGAACAACCGCAGGAAATGTGATAATTATCCGGTGTTGTGGCATCTTCGCAGGACGTACCAGGTTGGTGGAAACTTTCAGCCAGAGACTGGTGTGGTGCGTGTTGTAGAGGAGAAGGAATTTGGGGTCGAGATTATCGGCAGCAGTCATCTTGGGTGCTGGCTGACCAAGACGCCCGTGATCAAGTCCTTGGGCGTGGATCGCAAGCATGAGGGGGTGCATTATGTAGATCAGTCGTGGGGGCTGGCTGTCCACAATGCCGGGTACAAGATGGCTGTGGACTGGTCTGTGAAGACGAAACACTACTACCTTGCAGACGGCAAGAAGAAGTATGTCTAGGGAGAAGACGGATGCCTCCCAAAAGGCGAAGCGTAAAACTTCCCTTTCCGGTGAAGGGACTCAACGAGACGTATGGCTACGAGGACCAGCCTCGCGGCACATCCGTGGACGTTCAGAACGTCCGTTCTTTCCCGGCCAATTCGACTGATCCTTCCAGCGGGAACTCGAAGGCGAGCGGCAGGGCGCGTGGTGGTCAGCGAGCGGGACTGGCGAAGTACGTCTCGACTGCGCACACGGCGAGTACGTCGATCCAGACGATTCACCAGTTGGCCTACTCGGAGTTCACGCCACTCTCAGGCCGTGGTCATGCGGTAATCCGTGAGGATACGGGTGGGTCGTTTGCAGTTGTGGATAACCTTGGGACCATTGGCTCCTCTCTGGGCGACGTAACCGAGACGTACCAACTGGGCCAATGGGGTCGTGACGGGTTTCTGTATACCGCCTGCGTGTCTTCCGCAGACAAGTTGATCATGCGGAAGACCAACGCCCTTGGTGTTGATTCGTGGGACTGGACGGATGCAAACTCGCCTTCGGTTCAACTGAGTTCAGCGACACGCCAGGTGGCCGGTCTGGTTGTGTTTGGTGATTACGTCTACGTCTGGGCCAGAAACATCAGCGGGGTGACCGGCGAGGCGATCTACCGGGTGAAGACTTCCGATGGGAAGTTGCGAGAGACGACCAGCGGCAACGGGACTGAGTCAGATTACTGGCTGTTGTCCGAGGATCAAGGCACTACTGATCACAAGGACTTCTACCCCAGCAGTGGTGAGACCGCGAACATCACCAATCCGTTCGTGGCCGGTAACGGAATGCTGGCGATGCTGTGCTACAACAACAGCGGGGCCACAGCGGTAGCCACGACTACCAGCAATGCGATCAACTGGAACGACTCGGCTGCTTCCATCGAGACGGCCATCGTGGCGATGGCTCATCTGACCACCAGCAACGTCGGCGTTACGGGTGGGCCGTTGAACACGGATGACGTGGTGGTCACCTTCAAGGGGGACAAGGTGAACCAGGATGTTGTCGAGTTCCTGATCAATTCGGACAACCTGACGGGTGGAAGCCTGACGATCACCAAGACAACCGAGGGCAGTGGTGACACGGCAGAGGTTGTGACGCTCTCGTCCACGGCAACGGGTGGTGACTTCAAGTTGGCCCACGACGGTCGCATCTGTCTTCAGGCGATCAATCTGGACAACGGGTTGCAGATGTACGCTCGCGAATTACAGCCGTACGGCACCGGCTCAACCACGGCCCACACGAACAACGAGGAATTGTCTCTTGCCGTGGACGAGAACGGCAACTTCTACTGCCTGTCCCGGTACAGCACGGGATCGTTCACCTACGTCGTGACGAAGATGAACAGCGTGGGCACGCAGCAATGGCAGCAGACCAATGCGGGAACCAGCCGTGCGTTGGCGTATGACTACGTCGGCACACGACTGGGCGTGGTGGGTGGAAATGTTTACGGAGGAGGTAAATCATTTGCCACGGTGAGCATTTCGGACGGAACAAAGATCAACGACTCGGATGCTCACAGTATCACCAACTGGAACAACGTGTACCAGGACGAGAAGGGTGGCTTCCGCCTGTTCCGAAACAACGCCTCGAACAACGTGGCGAGGGTGACTGAAGCGGAGCCGGTGGTTGACGACTGGATTATCAGCGACGGCGACAATGTTCAGACGGGTGCGTCGTGTGCCTCGATTTACCAATTCAATCCACAGAACAGCCTGTCAGTCCGTCAGACCAAGCAGTTGGGTGTTGCCGGTGGCGTGGTGAAGGAGTTCGATGCTGATGGTTGGTACGCACTTGCGGACGGCGGTGGTTCTACTGGAACTCCTGCCCTTGATCCGGGCCGTGCTGTCATTTTCGCTGCCCAGCTAGGCTCAAAGTTGTATTTCACGGATGGACTGAACAACAAGTATTACGATGCGGCGACGAACAAGGTGGCGGCGTGGAGTCCGACAGCGGGGACTCTTCCGGCTGACAGCAATGGCCGCAAGCCCACCCTGATCGAGAATTGGCGCAGCCGGATCGTGATGGCGGGTGTGGAGGGAGACCCGCAGGAATACTACATGTCGAAGCAGGGTGACGCCGACGACTGGAACTACACGCCCAACGTCCTCACCGAGACTCAGGCGGTGTCTGGTGTGAACGCTCCTGCCGGAAAGAGTCCCGACGTGATCCGGTGCATGATCCCGGTGAACGACGACATCCTGGTGTGGGGTTGCGACCACAGCATCTGGCAGATGACTGGTGACCCGATGCTGGGTGGCCGGATCGACAACGTGGTGGATGGTATCGGAATGCCGTGGGGCCGTCCGTGGTGTCGTGATTCCGGCGGGGTAATTTACTTCTTCGGCACGCGGGGCGGCGTGTACCGCTTTGCTCTTGGCCAGGGCATGACGAAGATCACGGTGGGTTCCATCGAGGAGCGTCTGAGTACGATTGACTTGGACAAGAACATTATTCGTCTGGTGTGGAACGAGCGCGAGCAGGGTCTGCATGTCTTCATCACGCCCTTGAACCCGTTCGACGCGGCGACCCACTACTTCTACGACATCCGTGCCGAGTCGTGGTGGCTGGACAAGTTTGAAGCAACGACCAACAGCGAGTACGTCCACAATCCCAAGGAAGTGCATGTGCTGGACGGACTGGACCCGAATGACCGGGTGGTGTTGCTTGGCGGTTGGGACGGATTCCTGCGGAAGTGGGACTTGACGGCCTCTGATGACGACGGCACGGCGATTGACAGCTACGCCTACTTCGGCCCTCTGGTGTCGGAGAACCTTGGCTTGGTGAAGATGAATGAGCTACGGGTTCAGGTGGGGAAGAACTCCAGCAACGTGGCTGCGAGCGTGTTCATCGGCGACAATGCCGAGGATGCGTATGCCCAGACCACGGCACACTACACGGCAACCTTTGTTCCTGGCCGCAACGTGTCGGAGCGTCGGAAGGCTATTTCCCATGCGATCTACCTGAAATTGGGCAACAGCACGGTGGCGCAGCGTTGGGTGATGGAGCGGGCTGAGGCTGATCTTGAACTCACGGCCCGCAAGTCTGCGAGGATCTTCTGATGGCAGTCACCAACAGGGGTTTTGAGCAGCCGAGGGTTCCCAACGGGTCATCCGTGTCGAGGATGCGTCGTGGCATGGCGAACCTTGCCGGAGACCATTCGGTCCTGAAGGAACTCGGAATCGGGACCAACGAGCCTGACACGGCACTTCATGTCCTCCGAGAAGTGGCCGGTGCAGGGATCACCCTTGAGCGGATACAGGAGACGGTGAACGCCGGTTCGGTGATCGGCAAGAAGTCGAGGGGGACGTACACCGCCAGGGCGGCGGTTGTGGACGACGACGTGTTGTTGAACATCGACGGTCGGGGTTTCGTGGGCACAACGAACGAGTACCTGACGGGAGCGAGGATTCAATTCGAGGCAGATGGCACGCCTTCGGATGCTGGTGGCGGTGCAATGCCAGCGAGGATTCTGTTCAGGACGGCGAAGACATCCGGCAGTCCCAGTGAGCGGATGCGGATAGACGCTGACGGGAACGTGGGAATCGGGACTACGGCTCCGGGCGCGTTGCTGGAGGTAGCGGGCCAGGTGAAGATCACGGGCGGTTCTCCTGCCCTGAACAAGGTTCTGACCTCCGATGCGGCGGGGTTGGCGACATGGGAGACTGCTGCTGCCGGGGGCAGTCAGAATCTGTTCGAGACGATTGCCGTCTCAGGCCAGAGCAACGTGGTTGCAGACTCTACCACGGACACGCTGACTCTCGTGGCCGGGTCCAATGTGACAATCACCACTGACGCGGCGGCAGACTCGGTTACGATAGCCTCGACCGACACCAACACCCAGTTATCGACCGAGCAAGTCCAAGACATTGTTGGCGCAATGTTCTCGTCAAACACCGAGACTCGTTGCACCGTGACGTATCAGGATGGCGACGGCACGATTGATGTCGTAGTCGATGATTTGGATACGAATCTGACGACTGAGGCTGTTCAGGATATCGTTGGGGCGATGTTCTCCGGCAACACGGAGACTAGAGTCTCGGTCACCTACGACGACGCAGACGGGACTATCGACGTGGTGGTCGACGATATGACCGCTGACACCAACACGATGGGGTCAGGCTTTGTTCTCGAGGACGGTGATGGAACGGAAGTCACCATTACCGAGAACAAGGAGGTCAAGTTTGTAGAAGGCACGGGGATCGACATCAATTGGACTGATACGTCTACTGGATCTGATGCCGATCCTTACGACCTCACATTCACCTGCAACCTTGAAGGAACAGAACTTTCCTCAACGGGTGAAGCCGGAGGGAGCAAGTTTCTCAGGGAGGACGGTGACGGGACTTGCAGTTGGCAGGCGGTGAGTGGTGAGACGAACGAGTTTTCGTTCAAGACCATATCAGTCTCGGGACAAGACAATATCGTTGCTGACACGACGACGGACACTCTGACCTTGGCGGAAGGGTTGAATGTCACGATCACCACAACGGAGGCCAGTGACACGATCACGATAGCCTCGACCAACACCACCTACACAGCGGGAGACGGCCTTGACCTCTCAGGAACTACTTTCAGCACTGACCTCAAGGCAAATGGGGGAGTGGTTATTGAAGGGGTCAACAACGAACTGGCAGTTGATCTCGGCGCATTGTCGATTACGGGCACTCTGGCTGTCGGTGATGGCGGAACAGGACAAACCACCTACACCAACGGCCAGTTGCTCATTGGCAACACCATCGGAAACACCCTCGCCAAGGCAACCCTGACGGCTGGAAGCAATGTCAGCATCACAAATGGCAGCGGAACCATCACGATAGCCTCGACCGACACCAACACGCAGTTATCGACCGAGCAGGTTCAAGACATTGTCGGTGCGATGTTCTCGTCGAACACTGAGACCCGCATCGCAGCGACCTACCAGGATGGCGACGGCACGATTGACTTGGTGGTCGATGACATGACCGCTGACACAAACACGATGGGTGCGGGGTTCGTCCTTGAGGATGGCGACGGCACTGAGGTCACGATCACCGAGAACAAGGAGGTCAAGTTTATCGAGGGCGGTGGAATCGACATCAACTGGACTGATGTCTCTACTGGATCTGATGCTGACCCCTACGACCTCACCTTCACGGTTTCTGACACGACCGTAGCGGGTGACATCGGTTCGACAGGTATCACTCCGGGTGACACGCTCACCATCGCGGGCGGGACGAATGTCGAAACGGATATGTCGGGGGGCACACTGACTATCACGTCAACCGATACCAACACTCAGTTGTCTACTGAGGCGGTCCAAGACATTGTCGGTGCAATGTTCTCAAGCAACACTGAGACCAGAATCACAGCGACTTACGAGGATGGCGACGGGACCATCGATCTGGTTGTCGATGACATGACGGCGAACACCCAGTTGTCGACCGAACAAGTTCAGGACATTGTCGGTGCGATGTTCTCATCGAACACCGAGACACGCTGCACCGTGACGTATCAGGACGCAGACGGGACCATCGATGTGGTGGTCGATGATCTGGATACGAACCTGACAGCCGAGGCTGTTCAGGACATCGTGGGGGCGATGTTCTCGTCGAACACAGAGACCAGAATCTCCGCGACCTACGAAGACGGCGACGGAACGATTGACTTGGTTGTCGACGATATGACCGCCAACACCCAGTTGTCGACCGAGCAAGTTCAGGACATTGTCGGTGCAATGTTCTCGTCCAATACCGAGACTAGGATTTCTGCCACTTATCAGGATGGCGATGGGACGATTGATCTCGTGGTCGACGACATGACGGCTGACACCCAGCCTCTGACGACTGAGGCTGTTCAGGATATCGTTGGGGCAATGTTCTCCTCAAACACCGAGACCAGAATCTCCGCGACCTACGAAGACGGCGACGGAACGATTGATCTGGTTGTGGATGATATGTCGGGGGGCGGCCTGAACGAAGAGCAGGTGCAGGATGTTGTTGGCGCGATGTTCTCCAGCAACACGGAGACTAGAGTCTCGGTCACCTACGACGACGCCGACGGGACCATCGATGTGGTGGTCGACGATATGACCGCTGATACCCAGCTAACGACAGAGGCGGTTCAAGATATTGTTGGCGCGATGTTTTCATCGAATACCGAGACACGAATCTCAGCCACATACGAAGACGGTGATGGCACAATCGACCTAGTGGTCGATGACATGACCGCTGACACCCAGTTGACTCAAGAGCAAGTCGAGGACTTTGCAGGGGCGTTGGTCGCGACCGGAGGGACCAAGACAGGGATTACGGTGACGTACCAGGATACTACGAACGACATGGACTTCGTGGTTTCCGACCTCACGGTGGCAGGAGACACCGGCTCGACAGGGATGACCCCTGGCGACACGCTGACAATCGCCGGGGGGGCCAATGTCTCCACGTCGATGTTCGGTGACACGTTGACCATTGAGTCAACCTACACGGCGGGCAACGGCTTAGCCCTTTCTGGAACCACGTTTAGTGTCGATGACCCGATCAATCTCAGTCAGTTGACCGAGGCAACCGACGCCACCGATGACAAGATTCTGTTGTGGGACGAGTCTGCGTCACTGTGGAAGTACATGACACTGGATGACCTTCAGGACAGTATTGACACAACTGGTGGCGGGTCATCTGAGTGGACCGACCTTGGCGCGGTTATTCACCCGACTGAGACGGGTGATGATGTCGTTGTTGGAGGCAGCACGGTAGCCGACAGTGCCCGCCTTACCTCCACCAAAGGCGGTGTAGCACTCTCGATCCAGAACACCACGGATGCCGCGAGCAACCAGGTTGCCATCATCCACGGCGGGAACCGGGCCACGCCTGCTGATGGCGACGAGGGGTATATCAGTTTCGATCTGGACGACAGCAACGGGGCGCAGGCCGAGTTTGCACGACTTACGTTCGAGTCGAATGATGTCACGAGTACCACCAAGGATGGTGAGTTTCGTTTGTCGGTGATGGTAAACAACACGCTCACAGATCGTCTCACCGTAAACGAAACTGGAGTCAACGCGACCACCGCTTTGCAGCTTGGCGGAACCGATGTGGTGCTGGAGACTCGCGCGGTCAACACCACTGGATCTCTGACCGGGGGCGGTGATCTGACGGCAGACCGCACGCTGGATGTAGCCGACGGTGGGATCGGCACGGCGGAGCTAGCCGCTGATGCTGTGACATCAGCAAAGATTGCTGCTGATGCTGTTGGCTCAAGTGAGATTGCTGCTGATGCTGTTGGCTCAAGTGAGATTGCGGCCAATGCGGTTGGCGACAGTGAGATCGCTTCACATACCTCGACCAAGGTCACAATCACGAGCAAGGGACAGTTGAACTCGTCAATCGCTTACGAGGACGAGACGAACACCTTCACGTTGGGGCAGGTGATTGACGGGACTGTTGACGAGAACCAACTGCGAATCCAGTCGCACAGCACCCAGACCAGCAATGTTCTGGTGATTGAGGACTCCGGCGGGGCAGACCAGCTTGTTGTGAACAATGCTGGCCGGATCACGATGGAGGGCGGGTTCATCGCCAGGGGGACCAGTTTCACCCTCGGGGACACAGCAAAGACCGCGACGTTTCAACTTGCCAGCGGCGGAAACAACTTCAACTTCCGAAACACCAATGCCAACAAGACCCTGATCTTTGATTATCCTGCCAGCGGTGGTGATCTTGAGTTCAGGACACACAACGGTTCGTCTTCAACCATCCGCCTCAGCATGGATTCGGATGGCAAGTTCATCCACAACCCGAACGGCACGATCAGTGCGGACTTTCAAGTCCAAGGGGACACCGACTCGGAGCTATTGTTTGTTGACGCTGGTGCGGATCGGATAGGGGTCTCCACCAATTCCCCGCGGGCCACCTTGGATGTTCGTGGCGGCCTTTCGTATGTGGTGCTGGGCAAGACTGCGGACTACACTCTCGTTGCTTCGGATCATGTGATTTATGCTGACGCCGCGTCAGGCAGCGTCACGATCACCCTCCCTGCGTGGATCAAGGGGCGTGTGTTTGAGATCTACCGGAAGGACTCCGACATGATGAACATGGTCACGGTCTCCAGGGCGGGGACCGACACCTTCCATGATGGGTCCACAACCAAGACGATTGGGACTCAGTACAACGGATTGAGGATCATAGGGATTGAGACGGGCAAGTGGATGGCAACGGTACTGACTGCATCGTAGGTGGAAGATGTCTGAGATCACACTCACAGCTTGGGGCAAGGTGGCAACGATCACCTATCCAGACGCGATGGACACGTTGGGTCCACTGGCGTTTGGGGATACGTTTGGGTACGAGTCGAGCATTCTTGACAATGACGGTAACTCGATCCCGAACCCCCAGACCGTCGAGGAATTCACGATAGGGAAGATATTTGATTACGTCGGTGAGATCATGCGAGCGTACAGCCTGAAGGATGCACAGGCAGCGGCGATGGTCGCGGCCACTACAGCGGCAGATTCGGCAATGGATTCAATCACGGTCGAGATAGAAGACTCACCGTAAGGAGATAGGCATGACCCACAATCCATTTCACGTCGATATTCCCATCATTGGTGATATTGGGGGAGCAATAGGAGATATGTTCGGGATGGGCGGTGACACTCCGGCCCAACCCGGTTCATCCTCCCCGTTCATGTCCTTCCTGAACCCTAATTACGGTCAGACCAACCTGTCGTTGTTACCGAGCATGAACACGGCCCTTGGTGGTGGAGAGTATTCCACCGGCCTGCAACTTCAGCAGCCGAATGTGCCGGGTGGATACCACGAACCGCTTGGTGCCGTGGGTCCGATACCGGGAATTGAGCGGACCACCAGTGTCGGATTCCTTCCGAGCGCGGGTGGTGGACTGTCACCGTACACCTACGGCACGACAGGCGTGGAGGCGGCGTATCCAGATTGGAACCCTCAGACATCCATGATGGATCGGATCATGGGTATCGGTTCCGAACACTTGCGCCTGATCAACAAGTGGGCCGTTCCCGAAGAAACGGAAGGCGCGTTCAGGACTGGCCGGGAAGATGATGGCTGGACGGACATGACTGATGAGGATGTCCTGGCCGAGATCAACAAGTTGTCCGAGGAGGATCGCAAGCAGTACCTCCCGCAGTGGACAACCTACGCGATGCTGGAGGACGTGCAGAACAAATCGGACTATGCCAACTTCAGGAACGAGCAGATTGCTGCCTCAAGTATGGATCAGGCGCGGACGACTGCCCAGACAATGGGCCTGCTCACCGGGATGATGGGGATGTCGGAGTATGCTGATATCATCCAAAGGTCTCAGCAGATGGGTGAGCAGGTGTGGGGCAACTTCCGAGACCGTGGCTACGACACGAGTACGGCATACTCCTCTGCCATGCAGGCTACGGAGCAGGCCAGGAGCCGGATGTTCAGTGACTTCAATGACACGCAATTGGCCCGCAGGCTGGGATCGTTGCAGATGAGTAACAACATCATGCAGCAGGCGTTCATGGGCGTGCAGCGTACGCCACCAGATCCAATGGCTATTGCCCAGATCATCCACGGTCAGGTCGCTGGCGGATCGGGACAACAGCAGCCGGTGGCTGGCAACCCGTTTATCTCGCAACTTTTTGGCGTGGCGACGGGAATGGTAGCCGGATAAGACGTAGAGGTAGATTGAATGCCATTGCAAATACAATATCAGCCTAACGCGATGATGCTGGGCAGCATGGCCCAGTCTGCTGGCGAGGCTTCGTACAACCGCTGGCTGACGGAGTTCAACCAGCAGAAGATGCAGATGAACGCCAATGCGTTCGCGACTGGTTTCGCCAACATGGGGTTGCCGATTGCCCAGATGCAATCCCGCGAGCGGATGGTCAACGCTCA